ATGCAGAGAAATATAAAGAGTTTGAATTTGTAGTTAAATCGCATGTTATAAAAGATAATAAATTAACAATTATATTTAATAAAAAAAAGATAAGTCTATTATCATTTGATGTATTTTATGTACAACAAGTAAGTAATTATACATTTAATAAAACTGAACAAATAAATTTATTAAACTCAACTTCTAATAATGTATTAAGTAATTTATCAATTATGGAAGATTCATCTAAATTTATAAAATATCAAAATGATGCTGTAAAAATTAAGGACAATATTATGATAATTACATATAACGAAGAATCAAAAAAATTTAATAATGATGATTTAAGATTACTAATACCATATATAAAAAATAGAAATCCATCAATTATTGTTGTAAATACTCAAGAATCTGCTTCATTAATTGGTAATCAACCAAATAATACAGGATTTAGAAAAGAAGCTTCACATTTTCAACATATTTTAAAAAATAATTTAAAAAATAATAATTATGAATTATTAGGAAAAGAAGATGCTACTGTAAGTTTTGGATATATTGCAGCTCCATTGAAACCAAATAAAAATGTTCGATTAAGAATTTATTATCACACTGATTTAGAAAAAATAAACAAACCAAATATTATTAAATATAATAACAAAAATAATATTAATGAAATAGGACAAAGTAAAGGATTATATTTTGATGAAACTTTTACAAATAATAGAAAAATAGAAATACTAAAATCTGTGGATGAAAAATCATCATTACAAGTAATTAATAAAAAAAATAGTAAAAAATCAAATAAATTAGGTAAATTACTTGAAGGTACAGTATGGAAAGGTTCAATTTGTTACCCATTATATTTACAAAAAAATAATAAAATTAAAAAATTTATCTTTGTAAATTCACATTTATATTTTGAAAGTAAAAAATACGGAAAAGGAAGTGATACAGGATTAAAAAAAAGAAAGAAAATGTTTATTGATTTAATTAATGAATTTAAATTAGATAAAAAATATAAAAATGGTTATAATATATTTTTTCTTGGTGATTTGAATTTTAGATTAACAAAAATAAATTATCAAGAAAAAAATTATTTATTTCAATTAGATCCTATGTGGAAAAAAGATAAAGCTTATATAAAAAATTATATTACAAATATTGTAAAAGAATATAAAGATAAAAATAAAGAATTATTATACAAAAAAGATGAAATTTATAGTTTTTTAGAAGAAGAAATTAAAAAGAATAATACAAATAAAGATTTATTACAAAAATTTAAAGAAAGTATTGAGAAATCAAAAACATTTTTAAGTTTTAAATATAAAACAAATTTAGAAAATATAAATCAAAAAATAAATAAATTTAATAGACAAACATCAAATACTTTAGAATATACTGATATAAAGAAAATATTTAAAACAGAAGATTATACAACTATAACTAATCTTGGGAAAAAACTAAGAAATACTAAAAATGATTTAGCAACTATAATTAAACCACCTTCAAACCCAGATAGAATATTGTATGCTCTACATAATATAAATATAAAAAAGGAAGATTTAAAAATGTTTATGGTACCTACTAAATCAGATCATAAATTAATTACTTTAAATTTTGATTTAGAATTCAATTAATTTTTTTTACATAATTATATATGAAATGTTTTAGTTTTAAAGAATTAAATTTCAAAAATGGAATATTTGATCATTCAATTGATTGTTCATATATAATACATCTTGAAGATAATACAAATCGCTTAAAAAATATCAAAATTCAATTAAATAAATTTAAACCAACAAGAAAAATTTTTATTTATAATAACAAAGGTTTTAAGAAGTGTAAAAAAAACTTATATAAACAAAAAACAAATTATGATATAATTCATTCTTATATTGAAATATTTAAACATGCACAATTAAATAATTACAATAATATATTTATCTTTGAAGATGATTTTATTTTAGATAGATTATTTTTAAAGGAAGATATTAACAATATAAATAATTTCTGTATTGAAAATAAACATAAGAAATTTACATTAAGTTTGGGTATATTACCAGTATTATATTATCCTAAAAATTATTATTTTAAAAATATTTTACTTGGTGTATCTATGCATAATACGATTTTTAGTAAAAATATTAGAGATTATATATTAAAAAATACACATTTTATAAATAAAGTTGGTGATTGGGATGTATATAACAATACATTATTATGTAGATATTTTTATTATAAGCCATTGATATATCAAAAATTTGAAGAAACTGAAAATCAAAAAAATTGGCCATTGTCATTTTTTGGAATTAAGTATATAATATTAAAATATATGAAATTTATAGATTTTAATAATAATCCAAAAAGAGCTTTTCAAATTCATTATAAAATAGCAATGATATTGAATATTTTTATAATTTTATTAATTTTATTCATTATTTATTATTTTGTAACTAAAAGTTGAATTAAGAACCAGAGACCAATAAATTGTAAAATAGAATCAACTGGTTTAATAGCAGGAATAACTTGAGTTAATACATTATTCCATAAATATTTACCTAATAATAATAATAAAATCATAAATAAAATAGACATTACTATAATAAAAAATCCCATTTGTTTTAGTTTTGAATTATCAAAATTTTCAATTCCAAAATGTTGGAATAAAGTTTCTAGATATTCTTTAATTCTTTCAAGCATTATATTAAATAAAAATATTTTTTTTATTTAAAAATATAAAAAAGTAATAATTTAATTTATATTATTTACATTATTTCTATTTCTTCTTATTCTATTATTATTTTCAACATTATTATTTATATTTCCTAATAATCCATTACTTATAACATTATTATTCCCATTACCATTATTTTGGTTACCATTTCCATTTCCATTATTACCATTTCTTGTATTATTACCATTTCTTGTATTATTTCCATTTCTTGTATTATTTCCATTTCTTGTATTATTACCATTTCTTGTATTATTACCATTTCTTGTATTATTTCTATTTACATTATTATTTTTATTAGATTGTGGAGTAAATTCATATTTATAATCATCCATTATTTTAAAATCCATTTGGTCATGTGTAGATGGATATCCACTTCGAGTAATTACCGGAGTTCCTTTAATTAAAACTAAACTATCTAATATAAATTTATCAATTGGATAATCTAACAAAATTTTAAATTTTTTTTTAAATCTTTTTTTTTGTTCCTCAATTTTTTCTGATTTTTTGAAATAAACAATATCAATAGATGCTTTATTTTCAAAATTTCTGTTTCCATAAATAGGAATTACTCCTTTATTATATAAAAAGGGAATCATAACATTTTTTAATTCAGATTGTATATCTTCTAATTGAAGCATAATTTTATAATATGAACCATCATATACCATTTTAAAATTTGTCATATTACATTCTAATTTACTATATTTTTTTGTTAATGCTTCACACAAAAAACGAATAATTTTGTCCATATATAATTTTGCTACTTTGATATCAAAATATCCTAAATATACTAAATTGGTAGTAACTATGTTTGGATAATGTAATTCTTTAATATTATATTTATTAATTAATTTTTTTCTAACTAATTTCAATTTATCCACCAATATTTCATCATTAATTTTAGAACCAATAAAGAAATGATGTTTTGAACCATTATTCATATTTTCATTTTTTGAATTTGAATTTGTATTTTGACCTGTAAATAATCCAGTAAAGTCCATTCTATTAATAACAACTATTTTTATTTTAAAAAAAAATAAAAATTAATCAAAATTAATAGTAGAATCAATTTTTTTTAAACTAATTACATCCATTTTTTTACATATTGTATATAATAAATATTTTTTACCGTTTTCATATTTTTCTTTTGCTCTAAGTTCGAATTCATGAAATCTTAATAATTGTCGTAATAATGTAATAATCTTTTTTTCATTTAAATTTTCTAAATATATTTTGTGTTTGCATTTAATGTAATATTTTTGTAATTTTTCCATATTATTGGTTATTACTTCTAAAACATTTCTACTTTTAATTGTTTTTTTTGAAAAACTGTAATAGGTTGAATTATTTAATTCGATGTTAAAACAATCTTTAATTAACTTTTCTAAAAATTCAATTTCAATATTTTCTCTAAATAATTGGTTTTTAACCTCAATATTTTTTTTTATTATTATTTCATCAAATATTATTATATTATTCAAGTACTTAGAAATATCTTCAAATTTTAATTTTTTTCGCATTCTATTTTAAACGAAGATTTTATTTTTTAGATAATCTAAATATTTTCTTTAGGTATTGCCATTGTTCTTGAATTTGGTATATAGGATGAAATATTAACTTCTTTCTTTTCTTTTCTAGTGTTTTCATATTGGAATTTTGTAAAATTATTAAGATTTCCACCTTGATTTCTTAAAAAGTCTTGTCTATCTGAATTTCTTGTTTTTTCTAATTGGTCTCTTCTTGTATCAACAGGGTTTCTATCTTGATACATATTTATTTCTTGTCCATTATTAATTGTTTCAAAATTTGACATAAAATAATTTTGTGTATGTTCATTTTGAAAATTATTTTGTACAGGTTTATTATTAGTAATTGTTCTTGTATTCATTGGATTATGATAATTTCCCTGATTTTGATTATAAAATACTTGAGCATTTCTATCAAATATATAATTATCATGACTATTATTTATAGGTCTTGAATTATTAGATACTTGTGGCATTGTTACATCTCTTTGTTGGTTATTATTTACACCATTATCAAATCTATAATCATTTCTATTATTTGTTTGTCTATTATTTCTAGACATTTGTGGAATTCTAAAATCATCTATATTTTGTTTATTATTTATTTCATTATCAAATAAATAATTATTCATTATTAATTTATAATTATATTTAAATTTTAAATTTTAAATATTAATTATATTAATGCTAAAAAATAATTATAATTATATATTAAATGGTATTCCTCACGAAGTAAATATTAATTCTTCTATTAAAATTAAAAGCGATCCACTTGAAGAAAAAAAATTATTATCTAATAAATTCATGATAAAAATCTTAAATGATTTATTTTTATATTTATCTATTGATTACTGTATAATAAATCAGACATTACTTGGGCATAAAATATTTAAAGGTATTAATATATTTGAAGAAGATATTGAAATATTAATTCAAAAAAATAATCTAAAAAAATTACTCAAAGAAGAAGACTTCTTAAAAAGTAATAATATTTTTATTAACAATATTGATAATAAGTTTTTAATTTTAAAAACTAAATTTTTTAATCATTTTGAAGTTTTAACATATATTTACTTATTTAATGAAGAAAATAATATTATTCATTTTTATAATAAAGAACAAAAAATTTATAATTTAAATTTTTATGATATTTTTCCAATAAAAAAAGATACTTATGAAGAATTTAATATTAATATTCCAAATAAAGTAGATGATGTACTAAGTAAATGTGATATTAATTTAAAATTTATAAATTTCAAATCATACAAAATGATAGTTAAAAATTATTTAGAAAATAATTATAATGTGATGTATATTTTTATTTATCTTGTTTTTTTAATAAAAAATTTTCATAAATTTAATTAATTTTTAATATATTTTGAATAAATTTGGGACTTAATTCATCTAAATAAAATAAAAATTTATTTTTCATTCCTATTAAATTATAAATACTTTGATTATTTATAGTAGATTCATAAATTAATATATAATAATTTGATTTATTTGTACCTATTATTTGATAACCTTGATTATTATTTTTTTTAATTCTTTTTTCTAAAAATACTAGATTAACATTATATATTCTAGATAATATAGCAAAATCTATTACACATCCTTTATATTCTGAACTTAAAATATGATTCATCAAATCTTCATAATTCAATATATTTTTTATTTTTCGAGCACATTTTTCTTTATATTTATCATAAATATTTATTTCAGTTTTACTTCTATTTCTTGAATCTTTTTTAATATCTTCCCAATAATTTACTAAATCTTGTTTAATTATTTTAATATCTATACTTTTATTTTTATTATAAAAATTACTATTTGATTTTAAAGCATCTCTCATTATTTGAAATACATTTAATATTTCATTTCTAACTTTAAATTTATTACCCAGTATTTTTGTCCAGTATATAGACAAATTATCAGTATTATAATTATTTTTGTTTCTAAATTCATCCTTTAAATATAAATTTTTATTAAAAGCAAATTCTTTTGTTGTACTTTCTTCATATAATTTTCTCGTATCCAAGTATATTCCATAATTATTAAAGAACACTTTATTTATTTTATTTTGTATTTCTTCAATGTTATATGTTTGTATTTTAATATATTTATTTTCATTATCAGGAACATAATTCTTATCTATTATATTATCAATATCATTATTTAATATTTCTTCTCTTTTAATTTTAAATCTTAATAGTTCGTCTAATAATTTTGATAAATAATATGGATAATTAGCAATATTTTTAAATAATTGAATTAAATTATTTTTATGTATATATAATTTACATTTATTATTATGATTTATACAATGTGGGTCTGATTCACATTTAAATATTGTTTCATAATTACTACTTTTATTTTTATTGCTTCTCATCCAACATGGTATTCTTTTATTTGGAATAGTGTATTTAAAAAAATCCACTTTCTTCTCTTTTGTAGATGTTATTTTCTTAAAAATTTCATCCAATAATAAATACATTTTTTTTCTATTTCTGATTAAAGAAGTGTTATTATACTGTATTTGATTATTTATTATATTTCTAACTTTTTCTAAATATTTTTTATTTTTTTGTAAAAAAATAGATAATTCATATCGTAATCTATTAAATGTTTCATCTTCAAAATTCTTTTTATTTATTTTTTCAATTCTTTTATCATTCATTATAATTTTTTGTGTAATAAATTCATTTATATCACTAAAATATTTAGATTCACTTATTTTTAATGACTTATCTTTATTTAATGTTTTTTTAACCGGAATAACTCTATTATTATTATTTAACAAAGCAATAATATATTTATTTTCTTTATTATCTACTAATTTATGCTCAATTTTATATTTTAAATTAGTATTTTTACTTATATCATTTGTTTTTTTTAGTACATCTCTATAATCAATTAAATCAATTGTACTTAAATTATAAATAATTTTATATTTTAATTGTTCAAATAATTTACTTGGTTTTACAGGAATATATAAATCATTTTTCAAAACAATTCCAAAAACTTTATTATAACTATCTATATATTGCATTTTAGGCATAAAATCCTTATTTAATTTTTTGTGTTGAATAGCATTTAATATTTCTTTAATTGTAAATAACAATTCATATTCAAATTTATACACTATATTATTAATTTTTAATTTATATGTATCTATATTGTTTTTTAATACTTGTGTCCAATCAATATCAAATCTATCAGCACATCCATCTTTAGCAACATCTAATACTTTTTTTATTTCTAATAATTCACTATTGAATAAACACTTTTTTACTGCTGATTTACCATCACCTTCTAAGAAATAAATTGGTTCATAATATGTATCACTTTTTAATATAATAATACTTTTTTTATTTTCATCATAATAATCATATATATTTTCACCCAATGGACATAATAAGTCATTATTTTCAAAAATAATTAAATTTACTCCGTTTTTATATAATATATTTTCTCTTTGAATTAAATCCCATAAATATTTATGATCTATTATAACTTTATCATTACTTAAAAATTTTTTAAAGTTTTGTATTCCTGTTAAATTATGTTTCGGATCATTAAATACAATTTCTAAATTACCATTATGAAGACTTCGAAATAAATCAATATTTAATTTTTCAATTAATATTTTTTTTAATTTACCTTCATCTATATTAATATTATTTTCAATACATGAAATTATATTTATAATACATGATAAAAACGATTGATTATGTTTATGTTTTATTCCCTTTTTAACATATCCTTTATTTACCCCTAAATATCCTGTTTCTAATCTTGTATTTAATATTCTTGCTATTTCTGCTGGCAATATAGCATATCTGTCTTTTTCAATAGGACTAATTTTACCCAATATATATATTAATCCATTCTTAGAATTCACTTCCTCAACATCTTCGCCCAAACATTTTTTGTAATTTATATATTTTTTTGGATAATCCATTGAATTTTGTGGATACGCAAAACAACATGGCAAACAATGATATTTATCAGGATGTTTTCTGTCTATAAAACCAGGATAAATTTGATTTGTTTCTCTTATAATTACCTGATGATTATTATTGTAAGGACATAATGCTGTTATACATTGCGCACCATCTCTTCTTAAAACTCTACGTTGAATTGTTTTGTCATCAATTTCATCTTTAGATAATGGAATCTCACATACTGGACACCATATATTTGGACAAATATACCATCTTTGAAACTCTTCTGGTTTTGAACTATATTTTAAACTATAACTATAAGCATCTTTATGTATTTTTGGATTATCTGACGGGTCACTTGTTAAAACAACAGGTTGTCTTTGTTGAGCAGCACCACATCTTGTAGAATATTGTACTTCTTTATTATTTTTTGTTGGGAATTTAAATAAATAATTATCATATCTTTGTAATCTTCTTAAATAATAACTTGGATCGTTACAAGCATCAGCACATCTATCTTGTTCAGTTACAGCATCATTACATTTTAGTCTTAATTCAGGTGCGATATCTTCGTCTCTAGCTATTCCAGAATCCATATGACTAAAATTATTTTTATAATATTCTTTTTTTTCATTATTTGAATTTGAATATAATTTATCTTCAAGTATATCTAATTCAAAAAAGTCTAATCCTTCATTATTCGTGTTATTTATTTTTTCTTTTTTATATGATAATATATAATTGTCTTCATTTACCACACTTGAATTTAATTTTTTATTATTCATAAATAAATTCAAATTATTGTTTTTCTTTTCTTTTAAAAACATTAATAAAAATATTTTAATGAAATCATATATCATATTAATTTGATAAAAACTAGTTATTTGATTTAATTTTATATTATTATTTGTAATTTCAATTTCTACACCTATTTTATATTCTGAATCAATTCTTTTTGACATAAATGAACTATATTTTTTCTTCCATTCCAAAATATAATCTGAAACTTCATCTTGAGGCTTACTGTATTTTTTACTAATAATTTGAATAATATTCATATCTAATTCGCCTTTTGATTTTAAAATATCAATATCTTTAATAATATCTGTCATTGGAATAAATCCACTTACTTTTTTGTATCTTAATTTTAAACTATTAATAAATCTATGTTTATTATTTGTATTAACATTTTCATCATATAAATATTCTGGAAACTTTTTTGAAAACTCATATAATTCATTAAAATTAATATTTAAATTCTTTAATATTGGAATATAAATATTACAATAACGTAAATCTGTATTTTTTTTCATTACAATTGTATCATTTTCAATATTTAAATCAGGTGGTTCTATTTTTTGAGTTACATTTACTTTTTTAGATATCAAATTTTTATTTATATCCTCAATTAACTTTTTACAATTCTTTAAACTATATGATACATCATAAATATCTACTTTATCTTCATAATTAAATGATAACTTAAATGTTAATTCATTGTTTTTTCTTAATATAAATGAAACATATTTCGGTTCATTATTATAATCTTTTATATATTTTTTTACCATAATTCCATTTATTTTTGTTGTAATTTTATTTATTCCAATCCATTCATTAATCATATTTTTATTTATTTTATTATTACTTATAGCATCTGTAGATATAAGTGATATAGGAATATTAAAACTTTCATCTCCATATTTTACAAATGGAACTTCATTGCCTAATTTTTTTTCTCTTAAATAATCAAATATTTGATATAAATCGATTGGTATAACTTCTTTTTCTATTTTTTCTACATCATTTACTTTAAATATCATAGCTGTAATATTACAACTTCCAACTAAATCTTTATTACTTTCATATTTATCAAATATCTTATACAATAATAATTCTTTCTCAAATAATTTCTTTTTTAATAAATAATCATTTTTTACACTTTTTAAATCAGGATTTAAATTTAAATATGGAAAATGTTTCTTGAAATAATAATTAATTAAATCTTTATTAATTAATTTCTTTTTTTCTTTTATATAATTATATTCTTCCAAAGCATCCGTTAAATATATTGTATTATTTGTAATTCCCAAAAAATCTATCAAATCATATATTAATATATTATTTTCACTATTATTTAACATATATTTTTTTTTAGACTTAAAATTATTATCAACACTGACTCCTTCATAAACTAATGGTTTTAATTTTATTTTATTTCTATTTACATCTTCATAGTAAAATCCAATGATTTCTTTTTCCTTTTTTTGATTAATAATCCATAATTCTTGATTTTCAGGTAATATATATTTATTATTTTCACTACAATAATAAAAAATCTTTTTTCTAATTAATGATAAACTATCATTTACTTTTATATAATTATAAATAAATTTTATATCTACTTTTTCTTTTATATACTTAATCCATGATGGTAATTCATTTTTAAATTCTTTCTTTAATTTATTCATTTCTGTCTGTGACTTTATACTTTCTTTCTTTTCAATCTTATTTAATATTTTTTGTATCGATTCATCAACAATACCTATAAAAATATATACTGTTTTTTTTTCTCTTGATATTTTTTCAATATTAAAAATTATGTTTTTTATTTGAAGAGAACAAGACATAACCTACTATTAAATAATATATTTTTTAAATAAATTTTAAAAAATATAAATATGTTTTAATAAAAAAATTAATTCTCTAATGGGCTATCTGTTACTTTTATACCACAATAATCTTTTGGACTTTGTGAATAATTTTCTTTATCATATATTCCAATATTAATTGCTTCTTGTAATAATAATTTGAAATTTTTCCAAAATTCATCTGTGTGTCCAATAGATTTTGACATAACATGTGCTAATTCATGAATAGCAACAAAGGCTATTGTATTTAAATCAACAAATGTTTGATCTTCATCTTTTTGTCTTATACAAAATACAATTTTTTCACCTTTATTGACACTATATGACGTATATTGACTACTTTGTCCTGATTCAGATATATTATCAGCATTAAATTTTCTATTCATTCGATTTACACTTTCATCATTTGGATATTTTACTTTCATTGAATTTACTAATTTTTCAAGTTTTGTTCTAATCTTAGCTAATATATCTGCTGCTTCTTGTTTATCATCTCTATTTCTTACTATATATTCATTATTATCTATACTAGATTTTACTGATGTAACTTCATTAGAATAATTTTCATATTGTGTATAACCCAATAACAAAAAAGCTATAATTGTTAATAAACTTATTAATGCATTTATATCCATATAGATAACAAATATATTTATTTTTTATTTTTTATTTTTTCAAGTTCTGACTTAATAATTTTTATTTCATTATTTGTGTATGGTAATTTTTTTATATTTAATCCTAAATTAAAATTAGTCGTTTCATTTACTATTTTTATTTTTAAGTTTTCTATTTTTGCTTTATCTTCTTTTAATTTGTTTTTTATTAATTTAACATTTACTTTAATTTTATCTACAATTTCTTTATAATATTTCTCAACATAACCATTTTTTTTTAAAAATAAATATAATTCGTTGAAATTACTAAAATCCAAAGTCAAATCTATTCCATGTTTTTTTTCTATTTCATCTATTAATGATTGCACGTAATATGAAAAAAATAATTGAATATATAATGAATCATCTTTTATACTTGGATATCTTAATTTAGACATTGTATAAACTTCAGACATTTTTTTTATAACATCTTTTGATTCCGGGTCATATACAAATCTTTTTAAATAAATATAATTTGACAATTTATTTATATTTTTTTTCTTATAGATATAAATACCTTTATAAAATGTTAAATTAAATTTTAATTTCTCTAATTTTAATAATAACATTATTATTTTCTTTGAATAATCAAAATCACCATGAAAATATGTTAATGTATTTTTTTGAGTTTTTTTATTATCTTCATAATCTAAATTTGATTCTTCATAAAATAATGATTTACCTTGTATTAAACAATTGTAATTATTTAAATAACGCTCATTCATATTTAAATATTTTTTAAATTTTCCATTCTTTTGTATAGTCTCAAATTTTGGTATAGCACATAGAACACATTTTTTTAATGTTTTCTTATCCATATTATTAAGCAATAAAAAATTTTTTAAAAAGAATAATTTCCATAAGACTTATTTCCACCTCTTTTTTCTCCTACGTATTTTCTTTGTTCAGGTGTTGTACATACACACCCTCTATCTGTTGAAAATGTAGATGGACAACATGAAGGATCTGAAACAGATCGTGCAAACATAAACATTGAATCTTCTGGAAGATCACTATATATCATTTCACTTTTTAATGGTAATGGAGTTCCTTGTGGTAAAAATATTTTATTACTTTTTATAGGTGGATTACAAGGTGGTTTTCTCCATGAATCAGAACAACCTGTTTTTAGTTTTAAATTATCATATGAACCTAAAACTCCTTTACCCATATTAAATGCAACTGGTGATGGATTATTATTTCCTGAATTTGCCATTCTTCCATTTACTTGATTAATATTATAATTCATTATATATTAATATTATATTTTTTATTATACTTTATTATTAAATAAATTTAATTTAATTTAATTATTTTATTAATTATATCACTTGTTAAATAATTATTTTTGTCTTTTATTTCTATTTTATGCTCTAATAATTCCATCGCATCTTCATCTAAATGAAAATTTTTATATTTTAATTCTAAACTTTCTAACATTTCAATATTTAATTCTTTCATTAAATATTTAACATGTATTTTATTATTACTTAATAATCCAAAATCATTAAATACACCATTACATTCCTCTATTATTTCTTTTATATCTATTTCATTGATTTGTGCACTTTCTATTTCACTACACTCATTTCTAAAAAAATAGAAAATATCCTTTTTATATTTATCTTCATATTCTTTATTCATATTTTCAATATTTAATGGTAAATTTATTACATTTTCATCTATATCATTATAATTTACATATAACCTATAATTTTTTTCTTTATAATAATATTTTATTAATATACATGATTCATCATCCAATTCTATTTTATGTTGTTTATATGTTTCTTCAAAATAATTTTTATTAATTATATTTATATTTATATCTTCAATTTTAATAAAATTATCTTGATTAAATAAATATATTTCTTGTAAATAATTGTTTGAAAATAAACAATCTTTTATTAAATTATATTTTTCTTTACCATATAACTTTATTTTAATGTAATTATCTAATAATGTATTAAAATAATCAAAAAAAACAGATAACATAAAAATAAAAAAAGGACTACTTTTAATATTATTTATATTTTCATTAATAAAATTACTTAGTTTTATAAATTGATAATAATTTATCAAATCGTTCATTAAATCAGAATCAATATCATCTTCATTTGATTCTGTCACACATACATTATTTCTTTTATCATAAATAGAATTAGTGTCGTATGCCATACTATTTATTTTATATTATTCTTTAAGTAAAAAAATTGATTTAATTTAAAGTAATTAATACTATATACAAATATCAAATATGAGTATTCCTAAGTTTAAAAAGCTTTCTAAAGAAACAAATGGAAAAATCTACGAATGGGAAGTAAAAATTAATAAAATTAATGATACAC